AATGACGTACACCTCGAAGACTTCCGTCCACCTGTGTTTACTCTCGGCAACAACGCCGCTATCAATGAATGGCTTACCCAAAGGGTAGCAAAATAAATTTGCAAATAAGAAACAATCGTTGTAACTTTGTCCACGACAATTCAAACCTCACACCACATGAAACAACCCACATCCACCGAGGCGCACATCGCCGACTACAACCGAGACAAGGTACACCCTGACGTTGCCATCCACACTCACCTCATGTTCATGGGTATGATGCAGACGTGGCTCGAAGAGTTCGACCCGTTCATAGCCAACCCGCTCAAAGAGGCTTCTCGAATTGAGCTGTTTGAAATCATGGAAGCCATGATGGATATGTACGAAGCAAAGCAATAAACCCTAAACACTCACAGACATGACACCTAAGTCACTATCATCAACACACAAGACAATGCTGAACAATAACACCAACACCCGCGCCTTCGCCGAATCCATCGGTCGCGCCATTGCCTTCGGTCAGGACATCGTCACCTGTGACGCACTCCTCAACCCTCAGTCCTACGGGTTCTACTACTTCGCCACGGACGAAGAGGCTATCGTGGTCTCCCCTACCGACCCTAAGGGGGCGTACTCATACTGGGCAGACTACCTGCGAGAAGCACAGGCTCTTGCGGAGAGACACGACCAAGACCCCGCTACCTACGGGGTGCTGATGTCCTTCAACCATAGGCGAGGATGCATCTACATGAGCCTTGTCCGTGTCGAGTACATGAAGGGACGCGCCTTGGACATGGCAGAGAACGACAGCGTTCAATGTCCGTCCGTCATCTACAGCTTCGGTCGTAACGAGGAGACCAAGCGCATCACACTCGACAGCGAGGGTCGAACCCCGTACCCACAGGATGAGGCGGGACGTGCTGAAGCGGAAGCGGGGTACAACCGCGAAGTGACAGAGGATGCACTGAAGCTGTTCCAAGACCTCGGCTTCACATCCGAGAAGGGTACAGACCCCATGGAAGAGTGGGAATAATCTCCTGTTCAGAGGTGTGAATTGGTGTAGGTGGATCCTATGCCCGACCTCACCACAGAAGGGAACAGGTAGCGGAACGCCCCATCCGATAAAACGACAGGGGGAAGTCGTCGAACTGCAGTCGGCGCACACCAATCCCCATAGCTCAACGGATAGAGCATCGGTTTCCTAAACCGCAGATAGAGGTTCGATTCCTCTTGGGGGTACAAACATTTAAACACTCACAAACATGAACTACTACGTAACAACCACAACAGACCTGCTCACTCCTGAGCAAAGGAAGCAGTTTAATGACATCATCGAGCACTGCCACGACAGCGACTTCGTGAACCGTCTATGGAACTACCTTGACCACAAGGTCACCGACACCCTCGACGATGACGGCACTGAGATGGAGAACTTCAAGAGTGACCTTTCAGATTTCTGCTTCAAGTGGGTCATGGGTGTGAAAATGATGGGCATCGAGGCAAGAATAGAGCGTAACCTCAAGAACAAGTAAACACTCACAATCATGAAAGACAATATGCTCGCCATCCTTGACTATGCCCGCAATGCAATGGGGGGTAACAGCGAACGCACAGAACAACTTCTCGCAGAGATTGAGGTCGAGGCCTTGGCCGCCCTCGGTATCGAAGAAGAAACAGACTAAACACAAACAAACATGAGCACATTTAAACAAGAGCGCATCGACGGCGTAGTCCGCGAGATTGAGCGCAAGAGCTTGCAAGAGATTGCAATGATTATCCTTCAAGAACGCTTCTACGGCAGACAAAAGCAGTACGAGTGTGACTGGCTGGACGAACTCGCCAACCACCTGCGCGATGGAGACAGCTTCAGTGAATGGGACTTGCGCCGCGAACACTACGACGATCCGATGAAAGAAATCAAAGAGCGATACCTGAACCAATGAACTGGTACATCTACAACTTTGAAGGTGGCGGCTGGAACACACAGCAAGCCATGAACATTAGGTCAGCACGTAAGAAAGCGCGTGACCGATGGGCAGATAGTTCCACGTTAAACCCTGTGGAAGACAGCTTCAGGAAGGTCACATGGACTGAACTGGAGAGCATATACAGAATGACAGCATGAAAAGAGAAGACAAAGAACACTTTTACCTCCTGGTCACATACACTTGCATCACACTTGTAGCGTGGATGCTGGCAGGATTAACCTACGAATACTTAGCAAAATGATTAAAGAAGAACTGAACAACATCGACAACCCGCTCCCGAACGAGACGTTCACGGCGGCACAGGCTATCGAAGCGGTCAATCGTCTGCTTTGGTCTGATGGCGTGGAGGACGACGACTTCGAGGACGCAAGAGTAATCAAGGCGTTCTTGGTGGGCACACTCCCTAACATTCCTGTCCAACCCAAGATGAGCAAGAACATCCCCGTCATGGAAACCACGATCGAAGGCGCACAGAAGCGCATCGTCAAGGCCATCGAAGATTACGCTGACCGATGCAAATTTATCGGCGACCCGTGCGAGACAAACCCTGACCTCGAATACATCGGGGTCTTCCTCGATTCCGTGGAGGACGAGATGGCGGCAATCTCCAGCGCACACAACTCCCTGCACGACAGGTACGTCCAAGCCCGCGCCGAGATTGACGAGTGGAAGGATAACTTCGAGACCGTAGACATGGCGTCTGCACGTAGGCTCGAAGAGAAGGATGAACTCAAGAAGGAGATTGACATCCTCAAAGCAACCATCGCGTCACTTGAACGCCAACTATTAGCCGCACATGATAACCGATAAATACATGAACGAGATGCGAGAGATGATTGAACACCTCTGCACTCGCCGCGAAGAAACAGAAGGGCATGAGCAACGCCTGTACCAGATTATGCTGGAGGCTACCATGAACTCCTACGAAGCAAAACTCAAACTCAAGATGCAAGATGACAACCAAGCAACTCCATAGACTTATGTCCATAACAGACGAAGCAATAAACGCCGTCAAGAAAGACAACTATCCTAAGTCTGTCCTTCTGCGCAGAAAATTTGACAGCCTACAAGAAGAACTTTACGGAAAACCAATCAAGTAATGAGTATCGTAATTAACCCCGAAGACGAGTGCATTTGGGCATACCGCCTGAACACTGGAGACGTTTGTGTAACCCCCGACTGGGACTTCGCCGACATGCGCGGCATAGGAGACCCAGTCTTAATCCACCATCGCCCAAATGACGAATGAAAGAGCCATCAAAATAGTTGCGGCAATGACCGCAGACAACTCCAAGGAGGACGTTGTCGCCAAGGTCTTTGCTTGCGAAGACATTCTCGAATCAGATGTTTTGGACTGGGTGAGGTTACCCCTTGCGGGTCACCTCAATCAGTTCGTAGAACACAACAACAGCACAGCCTCAAACTTCATCAATGACCGATGCGAAATCTTCGGGTATGATGACGGGGTAAAGATCGAGATGCACAACCTCCGCGATAAGATGGAGAGTACCATGATTGCCATGATTAAGTACGCGGCAATCTTCGAGACAATCGCCAAAGAAATGAGGTCAGAACGCTGACCCTGGGCGGGCGGATGGTGTGCAGGGAGAACCTGCAACAAGGTCGTGAGTGACCTGAAGAAACAAAGTCCGCTCTTTTCTTGGATATTAACCCAACACACACTAAATTCACATAATGAGATTCAATCCACACAACAGACAACTACTCATGCTATCGTCGGTAGACAGCTTCTACTCAGCAATAAACATGAAACCTGACAACAGCCGAACAGCCGACCAAGTAAAAGCACGTAACGCCATCGGAGTAGCCCTATTACAATGGGCTGACAGCCAACAAGAGGTAGCGCAAGTGCTAAACAGAGATAGGTCAACAGTAGCCCACATGATGCTCAACCACGAAGACAACCTAAAGTTTTGGAAGGGGTACAATGAGCTATACGAGAAGGCTCAACTAATCGTAGACAACAGGCTATCCGCAACAAACAAGGCAGACAAACTTGCTGAAATCACAAACAAAATTTACTTACTGGAACAAGAAGCCGCGATCCTGCGCAACGAACTCAACTCAATAGAAATCCCACAAAAATGAGTAACTATCAATTCAAGACCACGAACATCCGTGGCAAGCAGTACGTTGAAGTCAACGAACGCATCAAGTTCTTCCGTCAGGAGGAGCAGTACAAGGGTTGGAGCATCACAACCAACATCGAGCGCATGAACGATACTGATATCATCATGTGTACCACCATCCGTGACCAAACTGGACTGGCTATTGCTACAGGCCATGCTCACGAGACCAAGGGTAGCTCGAACATCAACAAGACGAGCCACATCGAGAACTGCGAGACGTCAGCCGTAGGTCGTGCTTTGGCTATGCTTGGTATCGGTATTGATACATCTATCGCTTCGGCGAATGAAGTGTCGGATGCGATTGCTAAACAAGAATCAGGGATTAATCTGACCAAGAAGCCCCGCGAAGCCAAGTCAGACACCTCAATCATGGACAAGGCCGTGAACTACATCAAGGGTCAAACCGATAAGCAGAAGGCTTACGACAGCATCCTCAGCAAGTATGGTGATGACCTTACTGACAAGCAGAAATCTGGTCTCAAGAAATTTGTACGATGATTGATATCCCTAAAGCCTTAGAAGAGAGGTATGGCAAGGCACACTTGTCGTACTCCTCTCTCAAGGTCGCACTCGACGATATGGCGAAGTTCGACCTGTACATGAAGCGTGAGCTGAAGTTCGAGTCACCAGCACTCGACTTCGGTACGCTCTACGATATGCTCCTGTTTGAGCGCGAGAAAGCGATGCAATCTTACACCATCATGTCTGACGACAGGATCCTGGAATGGTGTTCTGACGCAGTCAAGAAGATGAAGCGCCCAAGTATGTCTGCTGAGTTTAAGAAAATCAAAGCAGAGATGAATGAGCAGTCTGAGGCTGAAGGCAAGAAGCTCGTGTCCCCTGACGACTGGAAGATGGCTAACGACATGATTGACAGGCTCGAAAAATGCGGGCTTGCTGACCAGTACCTGTCGAGTGGCAACTACCAAGTTGAGTTCAATGAGATGCTTGGACCCGTCAAGGTCAAAGGGTTCTTGGACTGCCTCGGTGACGGATACATCGTAGACTCTAAGTCTACCAAGTCCGTATCCAAGTTCAGGTACAGCGTCCGTGACTTCAGTTACGACATCCAAGCGTACATCTACACTAAGGTCTTCGGTGTAAACGAATTCTACTGGCTCGTGCAAGAGAAGACGTACCCTTACCTGCCAGCAATCGTAGAGTGTTCTGAAGAGACTCTCTTCGCTGGCGAAATGAAATTCAATGACGCTATCGAACGCATCAAAAAATTCCTTGAAGAGGGTGAAAGCCCTGTCCAAGACTACCTTAGGTTCAAAGTATAAATGGGTAACCTACTTAATTCATGGCACATTTATGATTGCCGTGTACTCCATAGTGATTACCTTTGTAGCAATTCTAATAAACACAATCCTTTAATTCAATAAACAAAATGAGCGATACTAAGTATGACTCCGTTCTCGTCGGCTGGGCCGATGACCCCAAGTACAACGATAATAACGAGCTGATGAGCTGGAACGTCCGACTCAAGGACAACGAACTCAAGGACATGCTCGATCAGTATGTCACTCGTCGTGACGAAGAAGGTCGTGGTGGCAACGTCTACCTTACCCTCTTCATGAGCAAGAATGGCAAAGCCTGCGCCCGTGTCTTCAATCCTAACAGCGAAGCCGCCAAGGAGAAGCGCGAGGCCAAGGCCGCGTCTAACGCCCAAGTGGCACAGGATGACCTTCCTTTCTAAAGGGTTCGGGCTATACGCCGCGATTGATTGGGGGTTGGGAGACGTGAAGTTTCTCAGCCCCCAAACTTTCTCAGGCAAAAAGAACGGGAGGACAATGACGTTCACCGTTCATGCAGAGAACTACGACAAAGACTTCACCGTCTCGGTACCTAAATTCGATACCGACTTCCTGCTTCTGTTCATCCCAAACAAAGAGGGGGACAACTGCGTCATACTGGCTCGCACTGATACGTGGGAGAAGATTGACGAAAGGGTAGACATGGTATGGATTTCTAAGAAACTAAAACGAAAGTGGAATGCAAAGCTCACGACCCCCGATATACTCCATGACCCTTGACATAGCAGTCAAGAAGGGTAAACGCATATACAACCTTGAAGCCTGGGCGGTGTGCAGGTACGATACCCCACAGGATATTATGGCGCACAGCGAACATACCATGAGTAGGCTCAAGAGAGAATACTATGGCAAGACCTACAAAGGAGACAAGAGAATCATCGTGAAGAAGATTCGTTCTAAGAAGATAGTTGGATACGTAAACAGTAACGCAATATGAAGCCTAAGCACTATGACATGAAGATTCCTCCCGTGGAGTTCATTGTAGCCAATGACATCCCGTTCTTGGAGGCTAACGTAATTAAGTACGTGTGTAGACACAAACAGAAGGGTGGGAAGCAGGACATCCTAAAGGCAATCGAATACCTGCAATTCATAATTAAAGATCAATACACCGATGAAAGTAACCTTCTTCAAAAACCTGTACGACAAGGATGCCCCACACCACGTGGAAGTACATACGGCATTAGAACGGATAAGGGAGGGCCAATCGAAAACCACGATTGAATCTGTTCGTAATGGCGACAAAGACGCAAAGAAGACGCTCCCGATTGTATGCTTCAGCGGTGAATTCTCGGACCGCAGTGACGAGGGTCTGTTCGACCACAGCGGACTTATTGTACTGGACTTCGATCACATCGACGTTGAGAAATCCAAGACGGTACTGGCTACTGACGCTCACGTCTATGCCTGTTGGGTTTCTCCGTCAGGTGACGGGCTCAAGGCGCTGGTTCGGGTAACCAACCCTGAGCGCCACCGCGACCACTTTCGCTCCCTCAAGAACTACTTCCACAAGCAGTACGACCTTGAGGTTGACGAGTCAGGTGTAAACGAATCTCGTGCTTGCTTCGAGTCTTACGACCCTGAGCTCGTTCTGAACCCTGGTGCTACGAAGTTCGGTAGCTTCGCATCTGAGCGTAGTGAGCAGGTGCAGGAAGCACGTGTAGGCGCTGTAACAGACTACATGAAGCTCAACCTTGCGTGTCGCATGATTCGTCAATGTGAGGATGGGGAGAAGCACAACACGCTACTCCGTGCCGCACGACTCGTAGGTGGATTTGTAGGGGCGGGCAGGATCGAGGAAGAAGAAGCCGTAAGGATTCTCATGCGAGAGATTACCAAGCGCGAGATTGACAGCGAGGAACACGCCATCAAAACCATCCGAGAAGGATTGGAGAAAGGTAAGAACGACCCTATCAAAGAAACCATTGGTGCCGAGCAGGACGCACAGCGAGAGCTCCTAATCAATGATGGGGATATGTCCTTCATCTCTTCTGACGACGAAGACTTCAGGTGGATCGACGACTACGCTAACGGGCGTATACAAGTTGGTCTTGACACTGGAGACGCTAAACTCGACCAGTACTTCCGCTACAAAAAGGAGTTCACTATCATCAATGGACACAGCAACGTAGGTAAAACGACCATGATGCTCTACCTGATGGTGAACGCCGCCCGCCGACACAACTGGAAGTGGGTGGTGTACTCCTCAGAGAACAGAACGGCTTCACTCAAGATGACGCTGATGCAATTTGCTACCAACCGCAAGATTGGAGACATGACATACGACCAGCGCAAGCTGGCATACACCTGGGTGAACAAACACTTCACTGTAATTAGCAACAACCAAGTGTACAGCTACACAGACATCATCGTCTTCCTTGAGAAAATCTACAGGCAGGAGAAGTTTGATGCTGTTCTGGTCGATCCATACAACAGCCTCAAGCTGGAGCTATCGGGCCAGGGCAATAGCCATGACTACCACTACCAAGCGGCTTCAGAGTTTCTTACATTCTCTAACGCCAATGACGTAGCTGTATGGTTGAACATGCATGCTGTTACCGAGGCTCAACGCCGTAAGGGTGATGACGGGCTACCTGTCGCCCCATACGCTGAGGACACCGAGGGTGGAGGCAAGTTCGTAAACAGGGCTGATTGTTTCCTCACCATACACAGGAAGGTTCAAGCTCCAGACAACAACATCAAGAAAACAACTGAACTACACGTCAGGAAAGTGCGAGATGTAGAGACTGGAGGCATGCCAACGTCGATTGATGAGCCAATTACCTTCACAATGGACACCTCAATGACAGCCTTCAGGTCGAATAACACACAGGAGAAGCTGTTTCAACCCATTGGTTCTGAGTTCAGAAACTATAAAACTTTTAAGATGTCCCCAAATGAAGACTTCGTATCGAAATAAGCTGTAACTTTCCTATGTGAAGCGAAAGAGAGGACAGACTTCTAAGAGGAAGACTGCCAAGAAAAGGGAGTTAGGAAGGTATAAGAGCGGTCTGGAAAAAACATGCGCTGACCTTCTCGCTGAATCAGGGATACCTTTTGCCTATGAAGAACACGAGTACACCCTAATGGAAAAGTTCCGTTACGAGGGTACGTACTGGAAGATGACCTCTAAGAATAAAGATATGTCTGATCGGAGCAACGCCGTTGCACTCCCGATACGATACAAGCCCGACTTTGTAGCCAAAGACGAGAGCTGGATTATAGAGACGAAGGGTTTCCTTCATTCTCATCACGACTTCCCAATGCGCTGGAAGCTTTTTATGAAATACTTAACCGAGCTTGGAAAACCACTCCCCATGTTGTTTATTTGTAAAAATAGACAGCAGATAGAGCACGCTGTAAGTATTATAAAAGGCAATGAACAAAATAACAAAGGAAGACGTAGGAAGGAGCTACGGCGTTGCAACCGAGAGGATGCACCGCTTGATAGCGAATTTCTATGAGGACCTATTCAACAGGCAGGGGGACCCAAAGAGGCACCCAGGATATGTTATTGAGCTGACACAAAAGCTCAGGCAACAAATCAATCTCGAACTCGACCTTGTACGAGAGGCGTCGAACCAATTTTACGAAGACCATGCTGAGTCAGAATCGACGAGCCTATTCGGGATCGACGGGGAGAGTAGCTGAGGTTAGGTTTGTGAGAGCGGCAGAGGCGTTAGGACTTCAAGTGAAGAAGTCGTCAAGAAGCGACGACATAAACAGGCACGTAGACTACTGGATGGCATACGGTAACGTAGGCAACTGGGGTGTAGACGTAAAAGGGAACAACCTGCCAGACGAGATATGGGTTGAGCTAATGAACGTAGGAGGGAATCCAGGTTGGTTGCATGGTGACGCTAAGATAATAGCATTCGACATGCCCGAAGAAGGAGGATTTTCAGTAGTAGACCGCTTTGAACTAAAGAAGTGGGTCGATCAGAATGTCGAGCTTGAACACGTCACGCATAAAAACGATGCGTACAGGAAGCTGTACAGACGTAAGGACAGGCAAGACCTTATAACAAAACTTACCCTGCAGGATCTCAGGAAGTTAGAGTCATACCGAGTATGGAAATACTTTGACGACTATTGAGTACCTTGTAGGCCTTTCCGAAAAAAATAATGACAAAAGAAAAACTTACTCCATGGGGTGAGGTGGGATACCCCACGTTCAAAAGAACGTACTCCAGACCCCTCGAAGGTGGCGGCACAGAAGAGTGGCCAGACACCGTAAATCGTGTTGTTGAGGCATGTAACAGCCAGCTTGGTTGCAACTTCCGAGACGACGAGAAAGAAGAGTTGAGGAACATCATGCTCGACCTCAAAGGAACAGTTGCTGGAAGATTCCTATGGCAACTTGGTACTGAGACAGTGGATCGCCTTGGGCTCCCCTCGTTGCAGAACTGTTCGTTTGTAGTGGTAGACAACCCCATCCGTCCGTTCACTTGGGCGTTTGAGATGCTTATGCTTGGTAGCGGAGTGGGGTTCAACATCCAGCGTGAGCATGTGTACCAGCTCCCAAAGGTTAAAGCAAAGGTGGATGTCACTCGCGCAGACCGAAACGATGCTGACTTCATTGTTCCTGACTCTCGTGAGGGATGGGTAGAGCTCCTCGATCGGGTGCTCAGGGCAAGCTTTGAAACTGGAGAAGGTTTCACGTTCGCTACTCACCTCATCCGACCAAAGGGGGCGCCCATCAAAGGATTTGGCGGTACAGCCAGCGGAAGCGAAGACCTTGTCTGGGGGATGATTGAGATAAACAAAATCCTTAACTCCAAGGCTGGTCGTAGGCTGTCCAGTGTAGACTGCCTCGATATTATGAATATTGTGGGTAAGATCGTAGTGGCTGGCAACGTCAGGCGCTCGGCTCAGATTGCACTCGGCGATCATGACGACATCGATTTCCTACGCGCAAAGCGTTGGGACCTCGGTAACATCCCGAACTGGAGGGCTATGTCTAACAACTCTGTTATCTGTAGCGATATCAAAGACCTCCCTGAGGAGTTCTGGGATGGGTACAAAGGTAACGGAGAGCCATATGGACTGATTAACCTAGAGGCTTCCCGTAAGATGGGGAGGACGGGTGAGTCTGAGTACCCCGATCCTGACGTGATGGGCTTCAACCCCTGTGCTGAGCAGTCACTGGCAAACTTCGAGACCTGTTGCTTGGCTGAGGTGTACCTCCCAAACATAGAGAACTATGAAGAGTTGAGAAAGGTGCTTCGCTACCTGTATAGGGTGAACAAGCACAGCCTCGCTATCCCGTGCTCCTTGAAGGAGACAGAAGACATCGTTCACAAGAACATGCGTATGGGGATTGGAGTTACTGGATACCTTCAGGCCACAGAAGAGCAAAAAGATTGGTTGGACAAAGCTTATGTGTATCTTAGAGCTTACGACGAAGAATATTCTAAACTAAATGGTTTCCCTAATTCCATCAAGCTTACTACAGTTAAACCCTCTGGAACGTTGTCTCTACTTGCTGGTGTTACACCAGGGGCTCACCCTGGATACTCCCAATATTACATTCGAAGAATCCGAATGGCGGCAGATAGTGAGCTTGCATCAGTTGCTCGGAGTCATGGGTACCACGTAGAATATGTACGGAACTTTGACGGGACTGAAGACCATTCAACGGTAGTGGTTAGCTTCCCTTGCTCCTTCCCTGAAGGCACTAAGTTCGGAACCGACATGTCCGCTATCGATCAGCTTGAAGTCATCAAGAGGCTCCAGCTGGAGTGGTCAGACAACAGCGTTAGCGTAACCATCTACTACCGCAAGGAAGAGCTGGAGGGTATCCGCTGGTGGCTCCACGACAACTACTTCAATACTAAGTCTGTTTCCTTCCTCCTTCATAGCGACCACGGTTTCGATCAGGCTCCTATGGAAGAGATTACCAAGGAAGAGTACGAGATGTTGAAGGCAGGGGTCAAGCCCATCACAAGCATCGACAGCATCTCACTCGATGAGGTAGACATTGACAACTGTGATACAGGAGCATGTCCCGTCCGATAAGCGAATGCTGGGTCAGCCAGTTGTACTATCTTAGCACCGTTACACCGACTTAGTGCGGGGTAATTTCGCTAACCTTAGAGAGGGGGCCTTCGGGCTCCCTCTTTTACTTTCTAACCTTTTCTATTGTCCTTCCTGCGAAGTACGCGCCGAACACAGTGAGCATCAGGATCTCCAGTAAGCTTATGTAGTTCTCTGGAGGCATGAAAGCCACATCGAGTCCATCCCAGACAGTGATGATCATGTAGAACAAGGTAAGAGAGATAAGTATTACGGGGCGTATGTACTTGGCGAGGTTTACGTCCGAAGACATATCCGCCTCCCACCTCTTCGTCACATTGTCCTGAGCAGCTTTTTCTTGCTCCATAGCAAGCCTATCAAACTCCAGCTTGTCCTGAGCCGAGAGCTCTGGAGATCCGTCCACTATGCGCCTTACAATGCCTAATACGCCCTGATCGGGGATCACGTTAGCGAAGTTGCCCGCTACTTCAGGTAACTTTTCCTTGACCCACTTCCCGACCTTGGTGTCTTTAAACTTCTTATCTGGCATCGTAAATTTTCTGTATCATGTCAAACAGAAGGACTGTGTGTCTTCTATATCCATTAGGACCGTACTCCTTTGCGCTGTTAAAGTCGTCAGCTACCTCGTTAAGCATCTCTACCTTCTCTTGGTCGTTAGCTTCTTTGTATTCCTTTGTTTCGACAAGATTCATAGCGGCCTCATACCTAGCTCTTCCAGAGACTTTCATGAGTTCGTTTATCTGCCTTGTAGACAGATATATTCTCTCAGCCATAAACTCTTCATCGTCGATCCAGGTATACCCCCTTCCCAGCGCCTTCACCATCCTAATGTCCTTCTTGGAGGTTATGTTTGGTACGCTTAGCTTCCTAGTGGACGCATACGAAGGTGTCCCACATACGCTGGTCAAGTCCTCAGTCTGTTCGTACAACCTCCACACCTCGTTAGAGAGGGGGTCTGCACTTCCTTGCCTAGACTTCGTAACATCAAATAGCTGATACCCTATACCTGACGCTCCACGTGGGGTCTGTTGTATCTCCTCTCCTTTCCAGTTTATTCTTACGGGGTAGTCAGCAAGACCAAACGTTCTGTCTTTAATGGTGTACAGGAACTTATGAGACAGCCTCTCAGCGAGGCCCATTGCTCCACCTTCTTCACCTACATCCCTGGTCACTCTGCTGTCTGGGAGATAATCCCTTTCAGCCCTGTAAAATGCATTCAACTGATTCGGAAGGAGTGCTGCGCTACCTGCCTTGAACATCGTAGTCAAGAAGTTCTCCAGATCCCTTTCTACGTTATCTCCCATCAATACCTTCAGGAACCCGTTTAGGCCTTGCACAAAGCTTTGCTCCATCATGGCTGATATAGCCGACATAGAACCAGCCCCGAAGAAGTCTGATACGGTGTGAGCGGCAAACTGAACGGGAGAACTGTAGTTCCTTTCCTTTATTGATTCGGAGTCAACAGACTGGACGGCAGTAGACATTATTGCCCCGATCATTCCGAGCTTGTCATACCTAACAAAGTAATCGTCTACTTGGTGAGCCGTGTCCCCTCCTTCCATCAGTCTCCTCAAGGCCGATACGTTTACACTGCTTGGCGGGAAAATGTCGTAAGCCATATTCTTCTCCTCGTCTTCGTCCCACTGTACTGGTCCAGATATAATTCCTTCGCTAATAAGCATTATTGCTGCCTCCATTGTGACCGAACCGATCATCATTTTAGCAAGAGTTTTTGAACTCTCTTCGACATCACCTCTCTTCAGTTCGGAGGCCATTCGTACAGTTCCTACATAAGGATTAACCCAGGTAAACGTCTCATACAGGATGTTAGCTGGTGTAGATCGGAAAGGAAGAATCACTTTAAACAAGGCTTTTGCGAAGCTGTCTCCGTTGATTCCTAACGGCTCTACTCCTCTCGCCACAATACCTTCCAGTGCGCTTACTATGCTGTTTACGTTTTTACTTGCCGCAGTTTCCTCTTGGAAGGTAAGCTTCCTGCCCTCTCTCTTTGCCCTTTCAAGTTCCTTTCTAGTGGGGTACTTCAGGAACCTTTTAAGAGACTCTCCTTCTAGTCCCATAGCCTTTCCAGCTTGATACAGGTCTATTCCTTCGGCAAACCTTCTGAACGGTATGTCTCCAAGAGACAGCAACCTAAACATTGTCTCAGCTGGAATCCCAAGAGTACCCTGAACAAAAAGCTTTCGGCGTTGGCCAAGACTTCCCTGACCGTCAGGCCCTAAAGGAAGATCCTTTTGAAAAGCAGCCTTTAGTGATCTAAACGGAGCAAGGCCCCTGGATACCCTCCATTCCGACAGCTCCTTATCTTGGCCAGTGACAACCTGATCTGCTGCTTCTACAAACCCTAATCCAAACTTTCTCACCCCGTATACGTAAGCCATCAAACTTGGCCTTCTTCTAGGCTGAATGTCTTTACCCATCGCTGTGCCAATTTTTGTCATTGCCGCCTCAAAAGGAAGCGAGAACAAGTCAACAGCAATATGACCAGCGGCGTTGACCATGTTTGCAGCTACGTTAAACACCTGAGACATAGTGGTAAGCAGGTTGCCCTGAACAAGTTGCCCAAACAGAGACCCCCAGTCTTTCTCTATGTAGTTGTTTGCAAACGTATCGAGTTTACGCTCAGTGTTTTTCATGGCCTCTACGGCCTCCTTGAGCTCTGCGTCTACCTCCTCTCCCCCAACAGCCCTTCGCATCAAATCCTCCACTTTAGCTTGCTGACCAAAAAGGTCAGAAGTAATCTTTTGAAGTTCAATCTTCTGCTGTTCAGACAGAGAGTTTCCGTTGTTAGATACCGCAGATTCAATAATAGCCGCAAGACCAGCAGGTCCGCTAGATTTAAGTTCCCTGAAGTGACGAAGTATCCTACCCGCCGTGGTGCCTACGGCAGCTAACTCAGCTACAATAGATGGCACTCTGTCCATCTCTCCCCTAGCTACAGCCCTTCGTATCAACTCAGATCCAGCAAGAACCCCTATGTCATCATTTTTCTGTGACAGCCGCCCTATTGATTCGTCAGTTAGGTACTCAATCAACTCTTGGTCGGTAACGTCTTGAAGCTGATTTTTTATTTTACCTATGTTTTGAGGAGATATGTAATTCTCTGGGTTGTCTAAAATTGCTTGCCTCGTGGTATTTAAGAATGTGTTGGCTTGCTTTCTTGCTGCTTGCCTCATCTTTTGCTTGTCGAGGTAGCTAGATATACTTGCTCTGTCAGCCGCGTTAGCCATGTTGTCTGCGACTTCAGATTCCGCAAGGGCAACTTTAGATCCCACTTGCATACCATCGTAAGCAAGCTCCAGCTCTGCTCTGTTCTTAAACTCCATGCCCAGCGCACCCTCGGCATAAGACTTGAATCTTTTCAGGGCCTGTTCATACTTATCGCCCCTCAGTAGTCGCTTGGCTTTGCCCTTAGGGGATTCGACCTTACCCCTCTGAAGGATAGGGTCGTTCATGCTAAAGTATGTAATCTTACCCCTGAGCAGAACAGTGTTGCCAATTACAGTAGCCTGTTCAGCAGACTTGATGGCCCTTCCTGAAGCGTCCACAAACAAGTGTTCCCTGAACGGATTAAACGTAGCCTTAACTCCGTCAAGGTCGCTAACGGAAACCCCGTCTGAAACAAACTCTCCTTGGACCGCCGCCATAGGAAATTTATTTTCCTGGAAGGTCACAATCTTTTCTCTAGCTCCTTGATTTACAGCAAGTTCTACGTTATTCAGGGTTACAGCGCCAGAGTACCTTAGGGCCTTTCCTGTAGCAGACTTATCGTGAACCGTCTGTACTGGGACCCCAGTGTTCTTTTTAACGTTTAGGTTTAGTCTAACAGCTACCTTTTTCCCTTCTTCAATCTCGTTTCTCTCGTTCATTATTTGAACAGAGCGCTTGTCGGTCTTCAGGGCTTCTGATACCATTTTATCGGTCATTGGCCTGTAGTTGTCTGGACCGACTTTAACCATTCCTACCTCCTCAATACTCCTAGCTCTATAGAGTGGGGATTCATTAGAGTTTACTACGTCTTTACCTGGTCCGAGATCAATAGGGTCAAAAAGCATAGAGGCACGGTCGCTAGAAAGATCGCCTGAGTTATTAATACCCTTGATCACGTCTCCCTCCCCCATCTCTATCTCCATGTTCACAGAACCAAGACCTTCCTCACTTACCCTTTCTATAGCGGATTCGATAAGATCTCCGTAAGAAACCAAAGCGTACTCTCCGTCTCTGTACGCCCCCATTTCTTCCTGCATTATTTCCCAGATAGATTGCTGCAAAGAGTAGGCATTCCACTTAGGCTCCCCTCTACCAGTGGTTCTGTTCAGCATTTTAACCAGCTCTTCCATGGTCTTTCTAGAAAGAGCATCGTTTACTTCAAGGTTAGAGCCGCCATCGTCAAAAATGCTGTCCCTTCCTAGGAGAGTCCATGTAGCTTTACTTGCCCTCTTAGAAAACTTACCTTTACCTCTGGCTCTTATAGCTTTCATGGCTGCAACAGCGCGTGCACCCCTGTGTGTAAACCCATAGTCCCCTTCTTTTACACCATACTTTTCTTCCAGGATCTTATTGATTTCCTGATCTGTTACTCCAGCCTCTTCAGCAAGAGACTCGGCAGCGCTTATGGCTTCAGGTCTTATCACGGTATCTCCAGAAAGAGGAGTGAACTTACCTTGAAACACGTGCATAAATCTCCTCACCCATCGCTCACTCTCCAAGTATGCTCGCTCACCCCTCCCCATCATTCCAGCGGCATGCTCACCAGTCTTAGCCGCGTCAGAGGCACCAAGTATAAATCTAGATTGAATGGCGTCTTTGTTTGTTTTCTTTCTTCCGTACCTCTTGGCCATAGCCTCGGAATCAAACTTGCCGTCCTTATAGTATCTGTCAGCATCAGCAAAAACCCGCTCAAGGGACGCTCTTATAGATCCTGCCCTTTGTTTGTTTATGTCCCCCTTATTAATTATAATCTCTGGATTGGCGGCTTCTATTCCGTCAAGGACAGTCTTACTTACAGCCTCAGATGGCTTCAACCCCTGAGATATACCGTATATGTATGAATCGTATATTCTTATAGCTACATCTAAATTGGACTCTGCCGTAGCTCCGTTAGAAGTCACGGCGAGTATAGCAGCAAAGATTCCAAAGTGATCCCTGTGGTTTTCTGGTAGAATGTCCCCATGAACACTTTCCATATAATCGGAAACCTTGTCGTAAACCCCTTTTATTTCTTGATCTATCGTTCTTATATCCTTGCCAGTACGACTTAGTCTATCACCCAGGTGAAACTGTATTAGGGGGAGTATGTCTGCCGCAATGCTTGAGGGCTTCCGATCAGCGCCAGAAACAGACTTAGAGATCTGTGTCATAAGATCGTTTCTAATCATCTGCGCCTCGGATATATTACAGGTGAATACAACCCCTCCGCACGAAACTTTTTTTGCTAGTTCTCCAATGGTTTTAGCCCTTTGTATCGGATCTCCCTTTTTGTGCGCCTCTTTGTTAATATCAAGTGATGCCCTGTCGCTAGACATTTGATCCCCGTCCTCAGGCTTTCTCAGCCCAAAGTCCTCTTCTATCTTTAGTCTAATCTGAGAGAGTTGCTCTATAGTGAGATCAAGGGTGTTAATACTTTTTCCGTCTGAGCTCTGGCGCATGACATCTTTTACCAACTCCTCTCCGAAAAGCTCTGTTGTTACGCTCTTTAGTTTTTTCTGCATTGGATTATGCAGCCTACCAAATTCATTTATTAGTAGGTCTCTAATAGCATTAGACTCATCAAAAAGGGCGTCTCTTTCTTCCCTTCTTTGCTCCGAATACGTCTTTCTCCTTTTTGGAGGAGACATACTCCACTTCTTCATTGCATCTGCGTCAAAAGGCTGCGGTCCGTTACCAAGATCAATCTGCCAACTTCCATACGGCAGCTCACCCATTCTTGTAGCCCTTTTCCACCAGTTTATAAAGTGCCATTTTCCGTTGAACTCTTGCTCCTGAACTCTACTCCCCACCATAATCCCATCTGTTGCACCTCTTCCATACGTAGGCATATTGTATGAGACAGTAAACTTCCCGTCTTCTGGCAGCGACACAACTCTTACGGGTCTTTTGCCTTTGATCGATGCCCTGTCTGATTCTGTCCCACTTTCGACCTTTCCATCCGCAGAAAGTTTTATTCCTGTACCATACCTGGACATGAGCCCCATGGCCTGAACAAGTTGTTCTGCACTTGTTACATCCGTGATAGTGAATTGTTTAGGCGCGTTTATGGCCTTGTACATTTGATTAAAGATCACTCGGATCTTATCCAAGAGATTCTTTTTGGCTTTTACCTCCATGCCGTTAAGCATCGGAGCCAGCCTAGATGTTATTTCAAATACCGCCTCTTCGTGAGCGATCATTTCAATCTCATCATCCGACTTTTTTGTTTCTCTCTTGTAATACTCCCTGTAACGCCTTCTTTTTCTTTCCGCGAGCTCCCGCACTTCTTTTGGCGCAAGAGCCATAAGGTCGCTGAGGAGTTTTTCTGCGGCCTTCCTGTCTGTCTTAAAAAGAGTGTTTATTGTCGGGCCGAGCATACCGTGCTGAAGCTCTTCAAGAATAACGGCCTCAAACGCTTTCGTTGAGTTTTCTGATGTCTCAGCTATATACTGAGGATTTACGTGTATTACAATCTCTCCGTTCTCTTGTGTTGCCTTAAACCCTCGAACACCCTCTCCTTCCTTTAAGCCTCTGCCCCAGGCTTTATTTGCTGATTCAACCGTGTCGTGAATTCTTATCTTAACAGGACGTCCATCAGCAATCATATTGGATATAGTCCTCACCACCTTCCCGTTAAGGAACCTAGCCATGCCAACGCTAAGAGAGCCTTTAGGGATCACCCCAAACGTACCGTCTTTGGATGGGGTGTGATCCGTAAACTGACCCACAATTCCCCTCTCTTCTGTTTCTTTAGGCGCTTCCTCAGTGGTTTGTTCGGGCGCTTGGTCTTTGGCTTCGGCCTCAGCCTCAGCCTCGGCTTCAACCTCCTTTCCTATTATGGACCTTATGTCAGCTACCCTTTCCGCCTCAGGCTTAGCTCCTTCTTGAGCCTCCCCTGTACCCTCAGTGTCAATTTCTTTAGAAAACTCCAGATCCCATACAGCCTTTTGATTGTACTGTCTTCCAAGCTCTACGGCTGACTCTTTGTCTGTTACAGTGATAACATCTATATATGTTTTTCCTGATTCAGAATCATACCACGTACCTACAGTAAGCACATCTTCGTTGCCTTCGAACAAGTCTTTGTTTTCTTCAACGAAAGAATCAATGTCTTCTTCTGTTACACTTTCCCCTTCTACAAGCTTAGTCCTTTCGGGGAATATGCTTACGCTTGCTTTTGGCTGGCCTGACATGTCTTTGCCGTCAAGAGAGAAGGTGCTTCCTCCGTTCTTAGAGTGGCTTTCAACCTGGCCCTTTCTGCTTACTGGAGCCTTCTGGTCATCTGCTTTTTCTGTAGATAATCCAAGACCTTCTCCCTTAACACCCAGATAGTTAAGCAGTTCTTGCTCAGCTACTGCTTTAGCTTCTTCTGCTGCTTTCATCTCTGCCGCTGATGCGTCAGTTGACTCCCCTCCCATCTGATCAGCAGCGCTTTCTACCTCAGCCGTAGCCCTATCTACTTCATTAGAAAGCTCTTGTACCCTTTCTCTTTTTGCCTTAGCTCTTTCTAGGTCTGACTCTATTTGGTTTCTTACGTCAGGATCGGCAGCGGTAGTGCCTAAAAGTTCATCTTGCTCAGCAAGGGACTCTTCTAGGAGTCTTACCTCATCATCAATGTCCTTAACCTTCCTGTTTATTCTTGCTTTGTCTACGTTTCTTGCCTCTTGATTGGTTAGTTCGAGTGATTCGCCCTTAAATGAGTTATACAGCTTTGCTCTTTGTTCTATAAGTTGTTTAAACTCCTTTTCAATTTGAGTCAGTGCCGCCTGATCTTCTTCAGAAACGGCATCCCCCTCTCCGTACTTAGAGAATATTGCGCCAGCTTTATTTGCTTTAGAGGCCAACATAGCGTCCATTCGGGCTATCTTATCGAACGCCTCTGGATACCTGAGTTTTATGACCCTATACCTTTTTTCGTTTTCTCTTCTGTGCTTCTCAATTTCTCCTGAGCTTTTTTCATAAGACTCTTTGTCTTTGCCTTGTATCAATGGAGATTCACCATCGACTTCCACTTCAGAAGAACTGGGGTCGGCAACTGAATGAGTAGCCGCTTGAGGCCCTGTTATGAGCGACACATCGCCGTTAAGTATGGCGTTTCCAGATCTAGCCCCCCTACCAAGAGCCAATCCAGCACCACCTATACCAGCACTTCCTTTAATCCCCTCGGCGAACGCATACTGTGTTTCAGAAACAAACTCGTTCCAAGTTACATCGCTGTCTCCAAGGCCAGATTCAAAGGCCGTCTGCACCGCGTTTTCTACGACCTCCTCGATTCCTTCGCCGACAGCGTCGATGCCTTGAGCGAGAAGATACGCTTTAAGAGCCCTTGTCTTTGTAGCGGCCTTACCTGCTCCCCCCATTAAACCTCTTACTATACTGTTTGTTACTGCGCTTGAGCCAGCTTGTCCTACAGCCCTTCCTGCAATTCCGCCAAGTATTTTTCCACCATACGCCTGTATTGCACCGATAGATGCGCTCATCCCCAATCTTGACGTATTGTCTAGAGAGCTGTCGGGGTCAAAAACAGGATCAAGACCCTCTGCAACCCTGTCTACATCTGAATAATAGCTGTCTGAAAACGTATTTATAGCTCCCGTAACACCTAGTATACTGAGTCCCACAGGACCACCGTAAGCGAGCGCAGCGTAAGGTATAACCTGACTCGTAGCGCGAGTAACGTCCCCCAGTCCGTGAGCAATGTGATTAAACAGGCCCTCGTCCTCGTCCACAGAAAAATATTCGTAGTCCTGGTAATCTGTTATGTTGCTCCTCAGATATTCTGAAAGTTCTTTTTGAGCATCATAAAGCATCCTCCTGCCGATACTGGTTGGAATGGCAGGAACACCGCTTCCACCAGCAACAGCCAAAGTGGGTCCTGCAATGTCAACTAGTGTTGCTGCAGTGCCCAACAGAAAGTCGCCAACCTGACTTAAAACTGGTATCCCCTCATTATATACGTTGTCTCCGTCAAGGTCAAGCCTTAGGCTCCTGTTTGACTTTTCGTATATGTCTTCTGACAGGTCCTCAAGAAAGCTTCCGTCATCTCTTAGGTCTTCTGGAAGAGAATTAACAATCTCTTCCGTGTATTCATTAAACCTTTCCTTCCAGTAGTCTTCAGCGTGAATTTGAAACGCCCTGTTTGTGGCAGTTCGATAACCTCTTTCAGTCAGCTCTCCTTTCTTAAACTTCTCTTCTGCTTCTTCAATAGCTTTTCTATACTCTTCATTCTGAGACATCAAAGTCTTATGGGTGGACTTGTAGTCCTCCTCCATCTTCTTAGAGTACGTCTTTATAATGGACAGCGACTTAGCGTCCATTTCTCTTTTTGAAATCTGCTTTTCAGTAATGTCTATGTCTCCTTGTGACTTCAAGTGATCATCGTAAGCCGACATCGCTGACCTGATGTTTTTCGTCTGCTCCGCAGTAATGTCTTTTTGATCATTGCCACCCAGTATATCTTCCCTGGTGAGCTCCCCGTCAAATACGTTATTTTCGAGAGACCAATCGACAGCGTCAGTGACATACGCACTTTGCATGTCTTCAGTGTCATACATGTTGACCTCACTATGAAGACCTTCTGAAATGTTGTAGTTTCTCCACTGCTTAATCTGAGGGGAGAGGTCCTCTTCTTTGATAGAGGGTGATAAAGCTTCAGATACGGGGTTTTGTGTCCTCTCTGTCAACTCCGAAGGTGAAGCCAAGACGATATCCGAAGAAATAGACGACGAAATAGTAAACGGGTTTCCTCCTTGTTCTTTTTTTTTTGAGTCTAGATTTAAAAGCGCCCTTGCCTTGTTTGGATCTAATTTGTACTTGGGGTCGTACATTAGAACGTTGGCTATATATTCATCGGACTTTCCTCTAGACCTGAAGTCTTCAATAACAGCGTTATAGTCTTCTCCCATCACCTTTTTGCTTGTAAAAGCAAAGATAATGAAATGGGCTTAGTGTGTAGCAGCATATAGAGAATCAAAAATCCTCTCAAAAGCCCCTTCGCCCTCAGCTCTGTCTATGTTTAATTTTATGCTTTTATATACAGGAGTCCCTGGGGTCACCTGTATTGGCCCAACGTTTGTCATAAGTTCAATATCACTACTTAGAGCATCATGCTTTATACCAGTAATAGAAATACTTATGATCTTCCCATCAGAGTCTTTCATGGCTTCATCCCCCCACGCAGAAGTGTCTATTGTGACGTAATCTTGTGAAGGAAACTCATATGTAGCCTGATCTGGAGTAGGAGGGCCAGGTGCCGCTGGTGGCGACACAGAGGCGTTAGGGTTTGAAACATTAGTTATTATTTCGTCAAGGCTCTTATTGAATCTAGTCTTCTTTTTCTCTTCTGCTGTAGGTTCGGCGTTTTCATTAGGGTCTTCCTTAGACCACCCTTCGGGGACAGCGTCTTCTGCGTAGGCATTTAGCGCTTCATCCATCCTTCCCGCTTCGTTTACTACTTCTTCTGCAGTCATACCTTCTGGAGCCTTACCGCTGCTAACCCACCACCTAGCCACATCCAGGTTCCCTCTCTGAGACTGTCCTACTGTAGCTCTAGTCCATTGCTTGGCCTCCTCTCTATCCTCGTACATCCTGTCGTCGTGAGATCTAACCCACCAGTCTTTAGGGTCTACGGGATCAGTCATGACCAAAGCTGGTTTTACAATAGAGAAGTCCATCAAGCTGGGATCTTCTATGGATTTAGGCCCTGTGCCGTCATCCAAGACAAAATGTCCGTCCTGAATACTTACAGCAAACTTGTCAGAGTCAAGATCGTTAAGAACGTCCTCATAGTAGGCTAAGTCGTGACTGTCTTTTTGGCCTTGCTTTTCCCACTGGTCAAGGTTTTGGCCAGACCTAGCAATATTGAGGTTTGCTTCAAGCTCAGGGCTTGCCTCCTTGAAGTATGCCTCAGACTCTTGAATTCCAAAGTTCAACTCGTTGAGTAGCTGCGTGTACTTCTCCCTGCCTTCAGCAGTCTCCATGTACTTGTCCTTTTCAGACCTAAGCTGTTCCGCTGCTTTTTTCCATGCTTTTGCGTGAGAGTCGAACATCTTCGCCGACGACACAAGAGGAACCGCCCCCATACCAGCTTTAGCCGCCTCTTCTTGGGCTTTATCAGCCTCCTTGAGAATCTGAGCTTCCTTCAGCTGCTTTTGGATGTCCTCAAAATATTTCTGAGGCTCTTTCCTTTGCGGTACATTTACGGCTCCGTATAGCATTATGCGGATTGTTCTTTATCAAATTTCCTAAACAGCTTTCGGGCGATGTCGCTTTGCCTTGAAATAGCTGCTGCTTGCTCAGGGTTGAGTACATATTCACCTCCTGTCAATTCACCAATCTTAGCTCCGTTTTGCATAACGTCTATCGGGTTTTTTCTGTGAGAGAACTGCCCAGGAGTCTTCTTTACTTTACCTCCATTCTCGTTTGGTTTGTAGCCTTGAATCCCTGGCAGACCAGCCACAGTCTTAGATAGACCGCTAACATCTATACCTGATCCATAACCGAATTTAGCCAATAGGTTATTTGCTTCAAGATCAGAAAGGCCACCTGTAGTGGACCTGAATATGTCTCCTGCTTCAGTCGGTTTTCCAAACTCAGCCCCTGCTATTTGTCCCGCCGTACTAGCCAGACCAGAGAAAAAGTCAGTCCCCGCTTGCCTTCTTGCCTGTTCAGCGCCAAAGGCCCCAGCAAGCCCCTGAGCAGCTTGCTGCCTAGCCATAAGAAGATCATTACCTATGTCTCCCCTCTGCTCTTGCCTTAGTCTTTCTTCCATCTGACCAACCTTAGCCATAGCTCCAGTCTTTCTTCCGTACTCATCAGCTCCGATTTGAGCCATTGTGGAAGCAGCTTGTTGCTGCTGAGCCCCAAGCCCACCGAGGAGAGCTCTAGCCCCTCCAGCCTTCAGCGCACCTATCGCTGTGCCAGACTGCCGTTGCGCCTCTTGTCTCTGAAAATCGGCAGTAGGATCTTGCATGGCGTACTGCAGATACTTACGCATGGTTGGACCCATGCCGTACATACCCGCTCTTTGCTTCTCTAGCGATTTTGCTTGTTTTTCTCCAGAAGACTGAAGGCCTTCAAAGAATTCTTTTTCTCTCTTGGCGGCGCTTCCTTGCCCAAGAGCTTGAATCCCCTGACCTACAGCAGATCCTATAAGCGATAAAGTAATTGGGTCCATGTTACAAATATAGTTATTGCTGACCTAACGAGTGGTCTTGATGTGATTGTACGATGTGCGTGTTTACACAATACAACTCAAAAGGTGTAGCTTGGTTATTAGTTAGTGTTATTTCTGCCCAATGACCCCGTACTGGGTCTCCGTTTACAGTGGACTCAGATATGGCAACAAGGTCACCGCCGACAAGCCCGTTAAGCAGAAGGTTTATGGTTCCAGCGACCTCAATGGTGTAGGAGTCTACAAATTTAACAAAGGTAACATCTTCTTCAAGAGACCCTATATTGTCGTAGGCTCCAGCAGATATAAGCCTAATGTTACTTCCGTATGGAATTGGATTCCTATTTACTCTGTTTACAAACTTAATCCTGTTTCCCCCAGAGTCCAGGGAGGCCACCCTACCAATACCAGTTGTGTGCTTGGTCCCGTTTGTGTCTCTGGTAAATTCAGAGTAGTAGCTCCCCTCTTTCTCTACAAACTGTTTTGACTGAGCAAGACTACTAAGGTCGGTTGCCACGGGGTTGGCGGTCCAGTTTGCGCTATTCCCCTCTAGCGAAATTGAGTTGAACACCTTCACCATGCTTGGATTAGCGTTGCTCACTACCTTTACTAGAGAGTCTCCAAACGAGCCGTAGAAAGTATTATAGTCTGTTTCGTTTGTGTGGTGATGAAACACCTCTGCGTTGTCGTCGCCAACAGGGTTATTGTAGTAAGCAGAGTACATGGTTCCGTTTTGATCAGCGTACATGTCTGGATAGAACGTATACCTGCTCTGCCACACCCCTGCAGAAATATTGTACCCCAGAGTAAACCCAGTAAACGCACCAGCCTCTCTTAGGGTTACATAGTATTGATTGTCCTCTGGGTCATAGCCGCTGACAATACGTGTCCCCCCTTGTTCTGTAAATGAGTCTAGGTTGGTCTTGAACATAGAGTCTACTCCGTTCTCAGAGATTGGAGACAAACCCTCCGCAGTGAGCCTAACCAGCTTCTTCCTTGACGTATCCACAAAGAAAGCATTGCCATCGCGGATAAGAACAGACTCAGGGTTATCCCCGCACCCAAAGTCGCCTAGATAGTATACAGGCTCCCCAAGTACTTGTGTTGTTAAGGTCGGGATCTGTCCTGCCGCTGGGGTGGTGATGATGTCTTTGTTTATCCCTACCCTAGAAACCCTATTTTCCTGGAAGGCAAGCAAGTACCCGTCTCTAAACGTATCTATGTAGTTGCACGCCCCGTTAGCGGACTCCAGGCTGAAGAAGTTAGCGAGACTGCCGTTGAATGATGATAGTGAAAGGTTTGCTACGTCCTCGGCATAGGCATCACTGTATGTAATCCCGTTGTATCGGCGGACAGTTGCGGCGCTCTCAAACGCTGCGTGCGGTCGTCCTCTGTCCCAATCTTCTGAATTAAATATATCAGACACGGATTTAGATTCCATGAATATAGCTTCGTATCTCCAGTCTTTTGGAAGATCCCAATTCCACTGCCCCGACGAATTTCTATATGGCGTCTTTGCCGACACAGTTCTGTAGTGCACGTCGCCACTAAAAAGAGTAAAGTTTGGCCCGTGGTTTGTCGTGAACGTATCACCAGGTCTAGGTGATCTAGCAAGTCTTTTATCTCCTATCTCATAGTAGACTTTCTCGGATACATTCTTTTTTGGCGTCAATATTTCTACGACACACCTTTTTCCCCAGTGATTTAAGTTTGGGCTTGCAGTACCATCTGGATATGCAGTAGCGCTTATTGAGTACCAGTCAAACCCAGGGTACTTTATGCTTCCAGATGTTCCGTCAGACCTTTCAGCCTGATTGACCACCTGAGTTGCTTCTAGAATAAGAAACGTCCCCTCGAATTGAGTTTGATCATCAGCAGTATGGTGCTGATTGTGAAGGTTGTTTGTATTCAATTCAATCTCTACTGGATGACCATTAGAGGCTTCCGTAAGAGCGACCACACCAACAACATCAAACTCTATTGGAGACCCGTCGTTTGCTGAAGGGTAAACGATAACTGGATCAGAAGTCGCAACATTGTCTCCAGCCCCAGTTTCTGAGTCGTAACTAACGATTCTTAATTTATCGCCCTTTGTAAACGAGTAGTCCCTATTCGCTGACTTTTGCTTGGAAAACAAATCAAGAGTCTTTAAGGAAACGTAGATCCTCTTGTCTGTCAATACTGGATTGGTAATCTGTGCCGCCGAAGTCTGAGAAACGTAATACCCCCTTCCAGTAGTGTATGTTTGAACATCTTGCCAACTTGAGTTGCCAGTATATACAATCTGAAAGGAGTTTGCCCAAGTCGGAATATTGTTTGAGAACGAAAATGTAACGCCAGCAGCGCCTTCTTCTCCAGAAGATCTTTCAGATACGTGATCGACATACACGGATCCAATTTTATTTACGAAAGAAGATCTATTTGCGTCGTCATAGTAAACAACCCCAAACTCATGAGATGCCCCCATCTTAAACGACGAGTTTGAAGCAAAAGAAGTGCTTGATAGGGCCCGAACAAAGGCTGGGGTATTTTCCGTATCGACCGTGTAGTTTGCTGCCCAGCTGTAGGAAGCACTAGCTTTATCTGTTGCGTTTGTTGAGTTTGCAGGATCATTAAGGCTACCTGCTGGCAAGATGTTATTTCCAGATACGGTGATTTCATTGCCTAAAGACGGGTAGTAGTTCACCAACCTCGGTTTTATAACAAGCGTTGTAGGTGCTGAAGTGTCTGTCTCCGAGAAAGAGTATTTCGCTGTTATAGATGTCCCGCTAGAAAATGTTACTTGGTCCCCGACAGAGAACGGGTTGTTGGCCCCATCTACACTTAAAACAGTGCCTTCGCAATCAGTCGGAGAAACTTGAAATTTACTAGAAAGAGATGTCTCTTCTTCAGACATCGCGTCTGCAAAAAGAGATACCAAATCAGCAACGCTTATATCTGAAATGTTTGTTACAGTAACACTGAACGTAAGGAACAGACCTATGTCTCCTGCATTTTGAGAGTATCCTTCTGGATAAACTTTTACGTATGAGGCTTGAGAGTCTGCAGAATTTGCAAAGCCTACACGGATGCTTTGATTAAAATTATTTGCCAAAACAAAAAACGTTTCAAACATGTACTCGCTAAGCATGCTAACGTTTCCAGTTGGTCTAAACGGGAATTCTATCGTTGTTTTAGATCCAGCTGGAATAATTTGACCAGGAGTAAATGCCCCAGCACCTAAGAAATCTACAGAAACATCACCAAAACCAGTTTCTGTTACTGGTGTAGAAACCTTAAATGAATTTATTGATCCTGGACCAGCATAAGACACGGTCATATTAGCCCCTGGGTCATGACTCGGCCTACCCTCAGTGTAGTTACTGTACATCAATCTGTTTCCAGCCACAGCCTGTCCCGCCGCCACAAACGGGACATTGTCGTACAGCTTATTTACAAGGTCACTAGATACAAAAGTGTAATTTCCATCGTTGTAAAATCTGTAAAGCCCACTTGAGGCGTTGTACACGGTAAAGTTTTCTTCGAGGATGTTTCTGTACAGATTCTCATTTGGATCGAACTCATCAATGATAAAGAATACACCTTCGTTTCCGTTTCTTGCAAGAAGCCTTATTTTTTTTACGTCGTGATAATGTCTTCGAGTATCGGATGTATCACTAGACCACTTAGTGTCTATAACGCACACGTTTTGTGTGTACACGCTATACCCTACAGATCCGTCCTCTACCCCGTAACTATTTACTATGTCAGGGAACGCGAGTTTAGAATAAGAAGACATAGCCGACTCTTCTCCATCCTTGTAGATGTATTGAATTGAGAACTGAAAGGTATCTCTTATAAAGTTGTTACTCTTAAAGTTTTCGTCAGACTCAAAAAAGAAATCTACATTCCTAATTGGTGGGCGTCTAACACACTCAATCATCCTGTCAAGCATTCTGTCGTATCCTATAGACCCAACATTAGCAGGACGATCATAATCTCCAGCTATGGCCCTGTCTACGTTTATCTTCTTTGGTGGGTTATTGTTGTCAGTAAAATATAGTATGGATTGAACAATGCCATCTTGCTGAAAAGCTGCGTTAACTATATCTGCTTTTACAAAACCGTTATGATCAAAATTTAGTCGAGAGTCCTTGAAAACAACCCTGTAAGTATCGTCTGACGTATTGTACTGATATATAGCGTCTTGACTATTTCCGCCTACATCAGCAACAAACCAGTATATGAACCCCCGCTGAGGATCAGACACGCTGCCGATAACCCTTACCGCATCATCGTCTGCGATCCTGTCTGCAGCAGTAAGAGGCTCACCAGCAATAGTACCCCTGACGTTCTTGATGACGCCAGAAGAACTGCCTCCACCCTCTGCCATAGTCACGTTCTGAGCATCAAGCATCTCCCCGACTTCAGGGCGTACAAGCCTCTGGTCAGCGTCTGCTTGGAGTCTGTTCGGGATAGTCTTATCGATAGCCATTAGCGCTTAGGTGCTTGCTTAAAGTTCTTACGAATAGTCTTGAGCAACTCTTCTTTCGTGAAGGACTTCATACGAGCGTTAGCCTTGCGCCTTTCGTTGTAGTACTCTTGCCTAGCCCTAGCCTTCTCATTAGCAGGAACCGCTGACTTACGCTCTATGAGCTTATAGTAAATGTAGGATCTAAGAGCTTCCTCGGCGTAAACATGAACCCTGGGGTTTGTTGACCTTGCCTCGTCAGCAACGTACTCAATAACCACCTCGTTGATGTCCCTATTAGACTTTAACTCTATCCTGTTTTGGTCCATATTCACCCTAAACTCCTCATAGTAGTGACCCCCACCTATTCCGTACAGCCTGCCGTGATTGTTTTCATGGACGAAGTTTCTAAAGATGTATGAGTTCATACCCTCAGAGATTCCGTCGTCCACCATCGGAGATCCGCTATTCGTAGGGCTCTTACTGTCTTCTCTATCGTACAACCCGTCACCGTCAGTGTCGTAAAAGTATCCACCAGAAGTAGAATATTTTTGAGATTGGTTGATGTTTTTGTTTTCCCCAAGTACATATACCAGACCGTCAGACCCTACAACACCCACCTTAGTCCAGTCCACGTAGTCGTCAGGCAAGTCTATTGTTCCGTTAGCAGAAACAGCCAGTTTAAGGGATCTGATAACCTTTAGCATATCAAACCCCATCTCTCTAATTCCCCGAAGAGCAAAAGCCCTAATAGTGGTATCAGGAGCGTAGCTTGCGTAATCGTCTGTGTCAAGAGTTACTACGAAGTCATTTACGACTTGATTAAGGGGTATGTAGTTCCTAGACATCAGAAGGTTTTTTCTTGTTTACGCTCCGCTTGCTCTAATTGCGCAGCCTGGTTTAACGCCTGATCTCTAAGGTTTATTCCAGCCATTTCAGCTATTTCAATCACAAGTTGCTCTAGGTAGTGATCAGGAAGCTCAAAGTCATAGCTGTTTGCTGCAGAAAACGTTTCTGTTCCACCCACTACGTTAACAGCGTACTGAGGCGGGTTTGTAGAGCTATTACCTTGATAGTCTGTGCTCTCTGGGTACTTGTAATACCTTAGTCTAATTGCATTAATGCTATCTGGGAAAACCTCAATGTCCCCGCTTACAAGAGCTACAGGAGCCATTTCCGTGGGCCTGCTGATGTCACTAAGCAATAGTCTTTCGATTTTGTCTTCGTCGTAACACAGATCTATAATCGTTCTTGTGCTTTCGCCCATCAGGAGGCTTCCGTCTGTGGTGGCCGAAATAATCCTAGCCAGATCTTCAGGCTTAGCAAATACCCCATCCTCTCTAGGAATAGGTCTAGTTCTAGCAAAAAACGCCAGATCCTCTTCTATTTGCTTAAATCTAGACTTGTCACGCCCAGGATTGAACCCAGCTTTGTTTACCCTCTTAGCGTCTTTAAAGTCACTAAAAAGCCTATTAAAGATTCTAACCTGAGCTACTTGAGCGAAACTATTGAAAATGTCTGGCGTAATAAATCCATTCTGGTCTTTATTTACCAAATCCTTTAGAGTGTCGTATACAGCGGATACGCTTGCCATAAAGCAAATATACAAAAAGAAAAAGCCGCTCTAAGGCGGCTCTTTCATAGGGTTTTATTTAGTCTCAGCTCTGCAGTTGTCTATCTATTTCTTCCAATGTGGAAACGGCTGATTCAGTAAGGCAGTACCTAACAAAAACATCCATAGGGTCTTTTCCAGCAGGAACTGACACAATCATTTTTCCGCTGTCAAACCAGTTTACGCTAGACGCAGTCAGCTTAATGACCTGATACTTTTCAGCCATTTTAAGTTTAGTTTTCATTTGAACCACAGGGTTGTCAAACGAATCAATAAACGACTTAGGGTTTCTCTTTGCGTACACAAGAAGGTCGTGCTTTATCTCAGCTACAGGCCTGTCAATATTGATTCCAGACGCCACCGCTACACTCATGAGATCTTCTAAATCTTTGTCTCGAACCATTGTAATTGCATCGGCCATAAGAAACTCTGTGTCCGCGTGAACCTCAGCTTTTTTCTCCTTGTTTACAAGCTCAAACAGTGTTCCGCCGTTTTCTTTATTCCCAGGGTGAAGCTCCATAAACCTATTTAGGTTTGGCTGATCAGGTCGAACCCATAGTTTTCCGTCTTGAAAAACAACAGACTTACGAGTGGCGCTATCGGATTGTTCGTCCCTCCATACGCTAGGCTCGTTAGGGCAATACCTAAGCTCTCTGACTGTGTTTTGTTCAGCGTCAAAAACTGTAGTGCCTTTTTGCTGCATCATGAAAGTGGCACCCATTGGTTTTAGGGTCCTGTACTCTTTAATGACGTCTTTTGGAACCTGTCTTTTTATCTGAAAGGCTGGCTTAGGCTCCACCTTCTTGGTCGCGGTTTTTGTAGCGGGACGACCAGGTCCCCGCTTTTCGGTTGTAGTAGGCATTGAATTAAAATTTAAAAGTGAAAGTAAGAGAGCGGGGGCCGAAACCCCCACTCAATTACCAGTGTTTATTAGCTGAACGTAGCACCAGAAGTAGCTCCAAGGTCAGTTCCAAGGATACCAGTTCCATCCACAAATCCAGTCTCGGTGGCCAAGACACATGCGGTCTCTGCAATAGCATTAAGAAGGATTTCGTTATCACCTTTTTTAAGAGTAACAGACGTAGCGTCTACGTCACCTCCATTTGCATTCAAGGAATCAGCGTTAAGAAAATCAACGAAAAAAATCATGCCGTTTGGGGCCTGTACATTCACTACGTGAGTGCATGCTGCGTCTGCACCTTCAGCGTCAATCGAGATTTTTCTTGAGTTAACTATAAGGTTGTGCGTAGCCGAAGTAGCGGCGGCATCAATAGGAAGGGTAACCGTTTCAGATGCTGTTTCTGAGACAATAGGAAAAATATTTGCCATATCTATTTGTGTTGAGAAGATTAGGGAGAGGGCCGAAACCCCCTCCCTTCACTTCAGTTTAATCAAGTCAGCAAGACGTGCTGGTTAGCAGCGCGAGTGATCAGGTTGCACTCAGAACGATAGTGGAACTTAGCTTCGTCCACATCGTTCGTAGCGTGACCAAGGACGCCACCACCTTCCATCCAGTGATCGAGCTCACGGCTGTAACCGTTAACTTCCTTATAGTTCATCTCCAATGCAGGGGAGTGATTGCCAGACTTGGCATCAGCCACCGTGCGAAGCGGAACCATAGCACCTTTAAACGGCTTAGTGTCGAAGGCACCGAGCAAAGTAGGATCGCTCAGCAACTTCCAACCGTGCTTGTGGAAGGTGTAGCTACCTCTGGTGAAGCTCTTGAAGCCCAGCTTGACAGCCATGTCAGCGCTGTTTTGGAAGGCTCCGAACTGACCAGGAAGACCAGCGGTGGTCTGCGTAGCGATACCAGCAGCAAGCATGTCGTCGATAGCCAACGACGTGGCCGTGTCAACATACATAGCGTACTCTTGAGGAGCACCCTGCTTGTCGAGAGCGAAGATCAGCTCGTCGATGTCTGCAAAGCCAGCACCGTCACCGAAGCTACCCGTGGTCGTGATACCACGACGAGAAATAGCCTGGAAGTAACCCTCGGATCCAGCGATAGAACCAAGGTCGGCGGAGCCATCGGTCAGAGTCAAATCAGGACTACCGTCTGCGTAGTCAGCGTGATCAGCGTCAACGCTCTTCGGGTTCTGACCGAGAAGCATCATCATCTCCCTCTGATTCATGAAACGCTTGCGAACGTCCATCTCGCCCTTCACGTACCAACGGTACTCACCTCCACCGAGGTTGATCCAGCCGATGTTCGTGGCCTGAGAACCAGTCACGCGGAAGGACTCCTTGGTGATGAAGTACGGGTTGACACGCTTGACGACTTCCGTCTGGTAGAACTCATCGGGCTGACCCGTACCCTGAGCGTAAACGTTACCGATGATCGCCATCTCCTGTTCAGATCCAGCCCCGATTACAGTCACAGCCGTTCCGTCCATGGTCTTGACGTTATTAGCGACAGCGGAGGTCGGGTTGATGACCACCAGCCTGTCGCCAGCTTGGGTAAGCAGAACGTCATTAGCACGTAGGGAGTCGGTCGTGGTCAGGGTTCCCTGTCCATCAACACCATCAGCGGCCAAAGAAGCGGTGACAGTCTTGTGCAGACGGCCCTCCTCCCAGTACTGAACTTCGTCAGCGGTACCGCCAGAGCGGGTAGCTCCAGTCAGTTGAAGAAAGCCAGTGATACCTTGGTCACCGTAGGTGTTCACCAAGAGATCCCTGTTGTCGGGCTTGGTAACGTCGATAAGGTCTCCAATGGAGACGTACTTTGAGGGGTCGGTCTTCAGCGTAGCTGCCAAGTTAGCTGGCGTAGTAGCTGCTCCAACACCCGAATTAGCAATGCTTATAGCACTCATGATATTGTGTTGTTGTTGTTGTTATTGTTTAAAAAGACCAAGTGGAATCTCCTCCCAAAGCTCGTTTTAGTTGAGCCGTAAGATTGTCCTCTTGGGGAATTTGCCCACCTTGATTCGGGGTCTGAGCGCTAACGTTAGCTGCTTGATTCACAATGCCCCTTTGACCGTCCGCCATACCTTGCTTGTATACGGATTGAACAATCTGTTCCATGTTGTCGATCACGGCTCTGTGAACATTCAGCTTGTCGTAGTCCCATGCCCCATCCTGTTGGACGTAAGGATCAAAGAACTCGTCAAGGCGAGTATTCTTCTCTACCAATTCATTCCGATATGATTCATTAAGCCCAAACGTAAAGCTATTCCCGTTACCAAGGTCAAATTCGACCCCGTCGAGAGCTCTCGTTTCGTGCGTCATGGCATCATACCAGCTGTCGTCGAAAGAGAAATCTTCCTCGACGCTTTCCTGAACTTCAGGCGCGGCATACTGACTTCTCAGTGTGTCGATGGCCTGACGCGCATTCTGAGCGTCGATTTTAAGTTGCAACTGCGAGAGTTTTACCTCATCCTCTGTGTGCAGATCAGTATCGAGTTTGTACTTGCTGGACATCAGCGTGGCCACCTCATCTTGAGAAAGGTTTGGGTAATCAGATGCCATTTGCACCTGAATAGCAGTCATATCATCCATTTCGGAAGGATTGAGCTGCTGATAAATAAACCAGTCCTGGGGAGCCCTACCAGTGTCCTCTACGAATTCGGCAATAGCCGCAATCCGCTCGTCAATCTCGCTCTCTTGTTGCTGTACTCTCATGATATCGTCCAGAGACTCAATGTCAGTACCCAGCCTTTCGCTAAGGTAGTTGATCACTGCGCTCTCAACGTCTTCTTGAGAATACTGTTCTGTATATTCAGTCTGAGTATCTTCCGTTGAAGACTCGTATTGTTGTGCATCCTGCTCAAAGGAATCCTCTTGAACGGGGGCTTCAGGTTGAACCTCAGGTTGAACCTCAGGTTGAGTTTCTTGCTGAGCCTGCACTACTTCTGATTCATCTACGAAAGAAAAACCTACTGATGGTTGCTCTTCCGTAGCGTTAATTTCTTGCTCTTCCATGAATTTAATTTGGTACAAATATAAATATCAATCACTTGCGGTATTTAGCCACCTTCTTTTTGATATTCTTGGGTTGAGAAACAAACTGCTTCCCCTCTTTATTACCCTTTGCTTTAGCCCTGTTTGTCGCTGCTTTCTCTGCTGATGAGAGGGATTTCCACGCAGCGTCAGGTAAGTATCTGCGCTTACCTTCGGATTTTTTTCCGCTAGAAGTGCGCCACTTCTGCGCCGTCCACTTCTTCAGACTTCTTTGTGATTTAGCTAAAGACATTAGTTTGTGTAGCCACCCCCAGCCTTCTTATACCTCTGGGCTAGAAGCTGTGCTTTGCGGGCAGACCACTGACCAGGATTACCACCTTTGCTACCAGCCTTGATCGCGTTAAACAACTTCTTGCGCATACTAGGCTTGGTATAATTTCCAGCTTCGTTTACTTTGCTCTTCTTAACCGCCTTAGCCATGAGTCACTGTTTTAAACGATGCTTTTTCTACAGCCCCAGGGTGAGGCTTGTAGTCCCCCTCCATAAGGTAGTACCTACCAGACTCTTCCATCCAGTGATACCCCTTAGGAGCGTCAACGTTTACCTTTTTGTTAAGAGTTATTAGTTTTCCGCCTTTTTTGTACTTGACGGCTTTCATTATCCAAAGTAGTATATGGCTCCATTGGCACTAGCCGTAAGGATATTAGTAAACCTCCCGTATATGGTGACACCCTGCGGTACAGGAAGATTAACGAGGTTGGGCCACAAATCTGTATCTTCAGAATCGGCGGTTATCGTTTGATTTGCTGCCAATACTGTTATTGCTACAATGGTCTTTCCGCTTGGCGCGGGAACCTCTGTGGTTGTAGAAAGCTCACACCCAAGCTGCCCAAATGATATCTCGTCTATATGATTCATGTTACTTTATTTTTAGCAAGAAGAAGTTTTATCTCTTGTATGTCTTCCAAGAGTTGCTTTATGTTTTGTTTTAGCTCCCCGTTGTCGTTTTCAAGAGAATTAACCCTTGCTTTAAGGTGAGTGAAGTCAGCTTGAAACTTAATCCACATACCTATTAATGCCCCAACTATACTGAGTAGTTCAAACTGTGTAAGCGTATCCATTATTAGCAATTCCATTTTCTCAGTGCAAGTGCCTTACGAGTCGGCTTTCCATTGGGCTTTTTCATTGGCCCTTTAACGCCACTCATACGAGCACAAAAACTCTTTCTCCTCTTTGCTGATTTGCTTCCAGCTTTAAGCTTTGAGGGCGGGGTTGTTACAGCCATTTTCAGCTTACTTCCCGTCTCTTTATTATATTTGTTTACTCCAGCCTGCGTAAGCCCGCCTTTGGGGTCTTTGTGCTTCCCCATTTTAAGTCGGACCCTTCCTCCTTTTTTGTAAGACTTACAGGCTTTCATGTTACAAATATAGCCATAAATAAAATCACGGTCAGGCCATAAGATTAGGTCAAATCAGACCTCATCTGTATCATCGAACTCCCACTCGATGCTCCCCATGATCGGTCGAATTTCATCGCGTGTATACACCTGTGGTGTCGGTGATAAAGCAGATATAGTCGCAGGCATAGCTCCTTCATATTTCAATACCGCCTCGACACCATCAAGTCTATATCGAACCGTGTCTATTGATGTCTCTAGGACTTGTGCAAAGTCAATACTGTCAATATCACTGGCGTTGATGATGACATATCTTCTGTCGGTGGGAATATTAATCATAATCCGTATCTGCCTTTTATTGCGTTGTAGTTCTGAGCAATCTCAGTAGAACTCAAAACCTTTTCATAAAACCTAAATATTGAAATTTTTCCATCCATATATCTACCGCCAGTATCCCTATCGGCACCGATGGCAAGTCCTTCATCAGTGTTGTCGTCGATCGTATCCCCAGTCGATACAGTCCCAATCAAACTATTGTTGACATACAACTGCATTTGGGTACTGTTGAATGTAGCGACCACATGATTCCACGCACCGACGCTGCCATTGGCTGTTGTCGTGCCAATCCTTTTGTTAGTGCCATCTGAAAGCCTTACAATCCAGTCCCAACCCACAGCACCGTCACCAACGTCCAAATAAAGAATGCCTGGGCCGAAACCTGAAGGGGAGTTTTGCCATTGACCGCAGATGGAGTGGTCGCTACTTGAGTTGTCTGCGTACACCCAGGACTCTATGCTAAACGACGGATAGTCAGCCATATTAAACAGACTAGTTTTTGTGGCGTAATCGTTTATCCCGTCAAACTGAAAATACCCTCCTTGATCAGCAGTGTAAACGGGGCCATTGGTCAAAGTAAAATCAAAGCTTGTACCTGACACTAGATTGGACCACGTAGTTCCAGACCCAGAGTAGCTGTTGGAATTGCCTGCATCCAAGTTGATCACTAGATCCGTTTCCACAATATCTCCATAACCGTATCGACTTTTGAATGCATCAAAATTCTGTGTGATCTCGGATGCGGATAGCACCTTGTCGTACACCATAACTTGAGATACATAGCCTTGTCTTGCTACACCCCTTACCCTTCCCATCGCTGGAAATCGACTACTATCGTATCCAGGAGAGTTGTCGTCTCCAGTTCCGCTTGTACCTGAATTAGCTACTGAGGTAGTGTTTACGTAAAAGCCAATATCACTTGCTTCATTGCTGCTATAAGTAAAAGTGAAAAGATACCAAGTGTCCGCACTGTGTGTGCCGTAGCTAGAAAATGCTGTCCTCCTCGATGAGGGGGCGTTGTTGGCAGTCCCTTCAAAAATGTGAGCGACAACCCTCTGACCATTAGTTGAATGAGACTGAGGTGATACCGACAGACCATAGTAGTGGTTGTTACTAGCGCTATTAGTATCAAAAAAGATAACTTGACCCGTAACATTCTTTGCCCAAAGCTGAATTGTAGCTCCGTTTGTATCCAAATCGTTTGCGCTAAACAGTATTGGGGAAGAGGCAGAATAGGTAGAGCTGATCTCATCATCCACTCCGTCAAATTCAAAAGATCCACCACCATCAGTGGACGAATAGGTTGGATTGTTTATCAAGGTGAAGTCGATATTGCTTGATGTCAGATCAAGCCAGCTTGTCCCGCTACCAGAATAGCTGCTAGAGTCTCCAGCATCCAAATGCATAACTAGTCCAGAGGTGACTTTTCCCCCCACCCCTGCAGGAATACTGATGCCGCTTACACTAGCGATGTTGGCTTTGGCCACACCATCAATCTTAGCAATACTCGCTTCTGCTACTCCCGATATCTCCGCTATATCTGGCATTACGCAATCTCAATGTAGTCTGGTGATGGGTTTAAATAGACAAGCTGCGTACTTAATGCATACCCTGCGGCTCGAACAAAGTCTCCTGTAGTATGAGAAGATAAGTCATCCGTTAATGTACCCGCTGTCAAGCTTACATAGAGGGGTGCGCCTACAGTAAAGCTATTGGAATACGTGCTAATACCACTTACAAGCAGGCCATCTGTAGTAGGGCTTGTTCCCAGGGCAAGACCCATAAGTCCCTTTGTCTGTATCTCGGCGTCAGCGTCAGCCTCATCCCATAGTGGTGACCCACCGCTATCCCTGAGAACATAAATCTTTCCTGCAGTAAGAGTGCCTGTACCGAACTTAACGACCTTCCCTTCATAATCCCCCGCAGTATAGGCTGAGTTACGAGTTACTACTTCTAAATAGGTGCCCTCTAAAGTTTGTTGCTGTACACTTCCTCCAAGTTTTTCTACTTCAAAGATTGCCTCAACAGCAAGACAGGCTCCGCTTGCAGTAGATGTATCGTGAGCACATACTTGTATCTCATCACCAGCGCTAAGGGCTATAACCCTAGTAAGGTTACAAGCGTTTTCGTTCTGCCCAGAAGATGCACGAATGTATCCATACGCTTCACCAATAATTCTAGTTTGGTTTACATTAAAAGAAACAGAAGGGGTAACACGCGCAACGGTAGCATTAAATGTTATAGCAGTAGATAACCTATACAATCCGTCACTGGCTACAGTGACCTTGTTGTCTGTTACCGTGTCACTAGTTAGCTGTGTGCCCTCATTGTCTTCTTCTACGTCAAACTTTGCTACTACATAACTTGTGCTATTAAAGTCTTGTTGATTAGCACCACCCAGAATTACAGTGCTACCCATCCTAAGACGGACATAGTTAATCTCCATCGGAGTACTTCCACCTCCTCCTCCAGTACCAGCATCTACAAAGCTTAACGCTCCTAGTCCGTTAGTACTAAGAACTTGTCCGTTTGTCCCGTCAGTTGTAGGATATGTCAATCCTGACGCAGTCAATGTGCCTGTAACATCTAAATCTGCTGACAAGTCTACATCGTCAGATATAAGAGCTGTTCCTTTAACTGCTAGTGAATGGGTTGTAGGTTCAGATCCAGACCTATGGTTAATAGTACAAACAGATTCACCTGAATTGTTTGGGTCTGCTTGTAAACGGATAGCACCTGTAATCGGGTTAGCGGTATCAGGTCTCAAGTCAATAATTTCTCCCATCATGAAGAAATTATCGTTAGAGTTTGAGCCAGCTGCAAACCCAATTAATCCAGGATAGGCAGTGCTACCATTTAAAGAGACACAATTAAATGTGCTGGTTCCCCCGTCTAAGTTTCCGAGCTTTAACGGGTTGTCCGCTCCAGTGGTTATAGAGGTCATACCCTCTTCATCGAGGGCCAGCATATTTAGCCCTGCTCCATTCTTTACAATAAAACTGGAGTTAGCTGTGTTGTTGTCGGCGTCTACTCTAATAACTAAGTCGCTATTGCTTTGTATCTCGTTAGAGTTAACATCTAAACTTCCTCCTAGCTGAGGAGTGGTGTCATCCACCACACTACCTATATATCCAGCTCCGTTAGTAAGCTGATTATTATTGGTAGGTATCGTAGGCGCACCTGTCAGGCTGCTATACGTTCCATCAAATAATGTTGTGTTACCCTCAAGCGCAGTTCCTGCAGTTGTGCCAAATCCTGGGAAGCTAGTCTTCGCGGTATTAGCAGTAATTTCTGACGCTTGCGAAGTAGTAATCGTCGTTGTGTCTCCAGCAAGTGCAGTTGTGCTTGTTGTGCCAATCTGCAAGCTGTCCGTAATCCCATATCCAGCTAACGTGGTTGGGGTTGATGTCAGGTCGCTAAACGCAACAGATGTTAGGTATGTCCCAAGGTCGCTGATCTGCGATTCAGTAATACTTAGTGCTGCTTGATGCTGAGTAACATCCGACTCAACAACAGTGTATCCAGTAATGTATCCCGCACCATTAGTAAGTTGATTATTATTTGTAGGAATAGTAGGGGCGCCTGTCAGGTCAGCGTAAGCACCAGAGAACAGGCTTGTGTTACCTTCAAGGGCAGTACCAGCTGTAGTTCCAAATCCTGGGAAAGAAACCTTGGATGCATTTGAAGCGATCTGTAGAGCTTGGGAAGTCGTGATAGTGATTGTGTCCCCAGCTAAGGCCGTAGTAGATGTGGTTCCAATCTCCAATGGGGTGGCAAACTCCATAGCGTTTCGAGCCGCATTAACGACCAAGACTTGACCAGTAGCACCAAAACCCGAAGGAGTATCTGAGAGACCAAGAAGAGTAGAGCTTCCACCACCGCCTCCAGTCTGATTGACGAACTCAAGGGCTGTTGCTCCAGAGTTTACAGCAAGAACCTGACCAGCAGATCCGAGAGAGGAAGGGACCTTATCTAGGTCCGTAATGGACAACTCTGTTCCACCTCCAGCGCCTACATATATTCCGTTTTCAGCGACGAGTCTCCCCTTTGTCGTGAACCATGGAGATCCGAGCCCAGGGTTTCCTCCAGTTACAGTAAACGCTTCTTGAGTACTGTTTGAAAAGGCGACATTTCCAGTTATTGTCCCTACATCAGAGCCAGCCAGGGTTTGTGCGCTTACGGTGACAGACGTCTCTCCTTGACCAGCACTTCTAGTTATGTCAAGCTTAGCTTCGTCGTTGTCTACTATAAGTCTACCACCGAGACCGCTAGTACCAGCCTTATTGTGAGTAAAGATGGTTTCAGAAGA